GTTGTTCTTCCGTTGGGACAAGGTGGTTTAGAACTGGTATCTCATTGATTAGTCTTAGGGTAAACGTAGTGAAGTCGCTTGCCCTGTTCTTGCTTGCCGATACTACAAGGATGTTCTTGGTTGGGTCTACCAGGAGTTGGTGACAAACAAACGCAGAAGCAATCCAGCTTTTTCCTACTCCTCGAAAGGCTTCTACGATCTGCCTGTCAGGACCAACTTCCATTCTTTGGGCAATGTCATATTGAAGCGGTGTAGGGTCAGGAAGGTTGAGGTGCTTCCAGACAATATAAAGGAAGTTCCTAAAGTCTTTTAGTCTTGGGTCTATTTGATTCATAGCCTAGTTAATATTTAACCTAGTGAACTATTAAGCAACTTAAATAAAAAAGGAATTCCTCTCTGTACAACAATGTAAAACATAAAGAAAATCTGTTCATTAATCAAGGCTAACTTGTTGATTGTTAGCTTCATTCCCTTGGCTACCACCACCACGCCCCTAGAGCACCCCCAGAACAAACGTTCTAATATGCTCATATCCCCCTTAAATAACTGACTATAAACAAAAAACTAGTGCTTAGCCCTGTTCTTTGACTTGGACATAATCTTAAGGTTACGGAACGAGTTGTTCATAGGGTTACCATCGTGATGATCTACGTCTTTACCACGAAGTCTAGCTTTTCCGTACTTTCGGATCATAAGCCTTCTGGCCATATTACGCCTAGCCCTACGTTTGATCTGAGCAGACGTTCCCTGGTACTCTCGGTATTCCTTAGCGTAGTCTCTCATATGTTCAGACCAGTATCAGAACCACTCATTGTGGAATCGCCAATCCTAAGCCTTCCTTGGTTAAAGCTGAATCTATTTGTAGTTGCTCTAGGCATTGAAGAATTCTGTGTTTGTTGCTGATCCGTTGGTTGCTGAGTCGTTAGTTGCTGAGTATTAGAATACGATGGAATAGAATAGTTGGGAGATGTTGTTTGCGTGTTGGCTTGTTTTGCCATAGACTCTCTTCCAACTTTTATTCCGTCTGCGTATGGCTTAATAATAGCCTCGCCCATTTTTTGATAAACTCCACACATAAACTTACCCTACCCTTTCAAATGGCAAAGCCTCTGCTTGTTTTACATTAAAACCCTTAACTTCAAGGGGCTTGCCTTGGTCTTGAAAAGGAAGGGCTAGAGCTAGGTTAAACATAGGTGAACTCTTTTCTGGCATAGCATCTATTCCGTTATCTTTCAAGAATTGTCTTGCGACATTAAGATCGGCTGGCGTTGCTTCCCCATTGTTAATGCGATCTAGCAGGGTATCGGCTACTAGTTCGTGCAGGTCTTCTAGCTTTTTCTTTAGTTCAATTTTCACGTTATGGACCAAAAATTTTACTTTTTATTGTTTCCCAAAGCGTAGTAAAGGCAAAGGTGATAGCGGTAACAATCCCCAGCCCCTTCATATAGTTACCCTCAATAACACGAAGTCGTGTGTCGTGCTTTTCAAACGTAAGCTTAAATTCTTTTTGATTTGTTAAAACCTCTGAAAGCATACCTTCCAGTTTTCCTAAACCTCTGTGTAATTCACTGCTCATCGTACATTCTGCAATTCACTCAATACTTCTTGAGCTTCAAGCACCTTTCCTTGTCTTCTAGCCATTACTAGTTTATCCCGCAGAACCCTATGGCCATATAGTTCTGGGTATTCTTTTAACATCTTTTCTTTAGCTGTAGCCCGATACTTACCAATAACTTTCTTTAGTTCATTGACTCTTGGACTATCCAATCCTTCAACTTGATCGGAAGGCAGAGCAAGGTACTGAGGAGAAGTAACAAGCTTGTTTAGGGCTTGGCGAAGGTCTTTGTTGCCTAGCTTAACCTGGCCTGTTAGCTCAATATACCTATCGTAAGCTGTCTGGCCTTGCCCATTCCTATACTTGCTTAGGTCAACCCCACCGCTTTCAACAACTGGAGGCATACTGAAAGAATACCTTAAGTTGGCCAGTTCATCCATAACCTTGTCCTTTTTCTGCTCACTATAAAACAATGGGCTAATAAAGTCTGGTCCAATAGCTTCTTGCCGTTTGATAGGTTCACCGAGGATGTTTCGCTTAGGCTCAAGTTTGTCGCTCAGCCCAGGAATCCTTTTTGTGAACATATCTAAGAACGTCCTTGCTTCTCGCATTAGAGGATCACCAGAGGGCACAACCTGAGAAACAAGACTAGGAACAACAAGAGAGCCGAGCCTTGTGCTGATAAACTGAGACATCTTTCTGTCAGGTTGGTTAACTGCGTCCATTATCTGCTCAATACCAGTAAGGTAGCTTTTGCTTGTGATGTTCTTGCTTAGTGCCGTTCCGATTGCAGAACCCATAAAGTTAATCCAATCCTTACTGCCTACTTTATCTTCGTTAATTTTATCCGAAAAGTCGGCTACAACTCCAAGGAATGTAGCCAACGGATCAAAACGTTGATAAGACACATACTGATACGTGTCGCTACCTGGCATCTTAAATCTAAGGCTATATGGTTGCCATCCTGTTGCCTGTTTTAGGATACGTTCTTTTTCATCTGATGGTCCTTGGCCTGTAATGCTTCCACTACTCCAAAGTCCAACTGCCGTTGTCATAACAGAAATACCCATAGCTACTTTTCCTTCTGCTTGTGCCCTTACAAAAGGATCTGAACTATAAAGTTCTTTTGTTATTTGTAGTCTTGCTTTTGTTAGTTCAGGAGCAAGCTTTTCTAGGGGCGTATTATTAAACCCTCTTAATGTGCCCTCTGCATAGCCGATAGCCCCAAAAGCACGTTGACTAAAAAACTTAATAATTCTTGTGGGCGTTGTTACAAAAGGGATAACAAGTCTTAGCGATGGATGTTCTCTTACTCCATTTTCAATCCACCTTTGAATTGTTTTATCTTCGCCACGCTTTGTGAATGTAACTTCTTCTGCCCATCCGTAAGCATATTGAGCTAGGTTAGACTTATTCTCGTCATAGTTTTTAGCAACGTAATCTGTAATATATTCTTCTAATTCAACTCCATTCTTTCCAGCCCTAGCTCCTTCAAGAGCACCACGCATTCTTACGTTCTTAAGTGAATATAGTCCACCACCTTTGAGAACTAAGTCATTAATCTTTTTGTCTGTATTTTGAGCGACCCATTCATCTACTTGTTCGGGCTGGATCTTGCCCTCACCAGCAAGCTTCCATCCTTCATCGTAAGATTCAGCAAGTGCCCTGCTCTTGGCTACAGATCTAAAGTTAAGATGTTTAGTAAATTCGTCCATCCAAAGAAGTGCTTTAGAAGGCATCCGAACAGCATTGCCAACCATTGTAGTTGCGTCTGTTACAATATACTTAGCTAATCCTTTGATTAGAGGCGAAGCGTTTGGATGTTTTGCTTCAATTTCGTCAAGTTTGGCTTGAAAATTTTCTTTAGTAATAATAGAGTCGTACTGCTCAACTGCTGTTCTACCCTGAACAAGAGCACTTTCACCTGTCTTAAAAGCATTGTTAGCAGAGATAAAGGCTTCTTTTGCAGAATCCATCATAGTTCCATATTGACTTAAAAACGCATTTCTAGTTGTTTTAAAAATTGGGTTTCCTGTCTTCATAAACGCAATCTGAGAACCCAAAGCAGATTCCATAGGTTTCCAAGCAGTAGAAATCAAATTACCAATTGCATTAACAGCAAATGTTTTTGGACCACTAAGAAGTGCATTGATCCACCATTCATTGTGAAGCTTCATCCAAAACTTATCTGGAGCAAGGTTAACAATGCCATCTGCTCCGTGTTTATTGTAAATCGTAGCGAACCTTCTGATGGCTTCTTCAAAGTTTTCACGGCCTACTTTTGCGTCTCCGTTGCCAATAGATTCAGCTAGTGCAGTTTCATATTGCCCCATCTTTGCTGGCTCAGAAGCCCACTTCTTGCTGATGTTTATAAACTCTTCTGCCATCTTAGCGTCAAAAGCCGTATTTTTAGCCATCGCAAGACCACGCCCAAGATTGCTTCGAAGTTGTTTTTCGCCAAACAGAATAGACTGAATCTTAGGCATCAATTCGTTTAAGCGAATGAACCCTTCTCTGTAAGCTAGTGAAGCTGTTGCATCCCCAGGGTTTGCCGAAACAGCTTCTTTAGCAGAAATAGTTTTGTTAACAATTTCCCCAACTTGGTTAAGAACATCCATTCTTGCAAACTTGAATCCCATAACCTTGCCAGCAAAATCTTCTGAATTCTTTGCACTAATTGTAAGATCTTTAATGTAGTCTTCCCCACCAAGCCGTTTAATCTGCTCAATCTCTTTAGCGACTACTTCAGGTTTTGTTACAACCTTTTTAGCAATAAGTTCGTTAGCAAATTCATTTACTAGTGCTGTAGTTGCCTTGTGAGTGCTTGCTGGTCCTGAATTAAGAAAGATGTTTACAATAGGTCTTCCAGCATCACCACTAACTGCTTCACGAATCTTCTCAATAGAAGTCATATCTAGCCCTTCTGGGCTATTTGCCATATCTACAATTCTTCCTGTTTTAGGTAGATTACCAAGGAACGTAGAGGCTTCTAGCTGAGACTTATCGTTAAATACATTTACGCCCCTTGGGGCTTCCGTAGGAATTTCTTTTACCTCTACCCCATCTACTGCTTGCGTTGCAAGTTGAGGAGTTTCTAAAGGAGTAGGTCCAAATTCTTGTTTAAGCTTTATATCTACATCATCTCCAGCTTTAGCAAGAAGGCTTTCAGCTAGGGTCGAATCCCCTGCTTCTACAGCCCTTTTAGCACCTCTAAGTGCTTTTACTCCGCTAATAAGACCATCAACAACACCACCAGCAAGAAGACCTTCTACGGCATTCTTTAGCCTTCCTTCAAAGATTGAGTCTTCCTGGTTAGAAGCCAAGTACTCAGTAACTGGATTCTGTAGCTGAGGAACGGATTCAATAAGGTTAGACAGACGTTCTTGATGCTCATCAAAGACTGAGAAGTCAGCTACAGCACCAGCAATTGCTCCTTTTGCTATATTAGACTTAGCAATGAAATTACCAATTTTCCCAAGTTTAGCTAGTTTTCCTAGTTTAGAAGCCCTTCCTAGCCATCCAAATACAGGTGTAAAACCAACAAGAAAGTCCGTTGCATTCTCTACAACACTACCTGCCATTGTTTTAGAATGTCCAAGCCGATTGATTGTTCCCTCTGGTAAGTTACCGAGAGTTACAAGGTCAGCTACACTTTCTGTTGCACCTAAAACTCCACGAATAGGAGCAAGAGCTAGATCGGCAATTAGAGAAGGCTCATCGGCAGTAGCGTCAACAGGGGGTTGCATTGCAGATTGACCAGGC